AAGACCTATCCAAAACCTGTTCCTGCAATCTTTCAGGATTCACCACAAGGATTCTTGCCCTTGTATAAATATGACAAGAACTCAGTTTTTGAAATAGATGCAGCAGGTACAGGCTGTTTAATGATTCACAGAAGCGTGTTGGAAAAGATGCGCGAGGTTGCAGACCCAAATCAAGGCAAAGATTGGTGTTGGTTTTGGGATGGGCCTGTGAATGGAGAATGGATTGGTGAGGATTTACTTTTCTCACGCCGAATCAAATCACTTGGTTATCCGATCCATGTGAACACATCAGTAATACTTCCCCACCAAAAGTCATTTTGGTTAGATGAAAGTCATCACGAAGCATGGAAAGACTAAAGAAACTTCTCCGCAAAAAGCCAAAAGAAACGGCAGTTGCGGAGCCACAATTAGAACGAGCAATCCTGCCGAAAGCAGAAAAGAGGATAAAGCGTGGCGATCACTAATGGTTATTCCACACTTGCCGAGTTAAAGGCAGCATTGACAATCAGCGATGCAACCGATGATGCAGCTCTTGAAGCAGCCATCAATGCAACAAGTCGAATGATTGATGACTACACAGGAAGATTCTTTTATCCTGACGGAACATCTCAATCACCTGTTGCTCGTTACTACACCGCGCTTGATCCGTGGACAATGAATGTTGATGACATCGTGACAATCACACAGATTGCAACAGATGACAACTTCAATCAGACTTGGGATACAGTATGGGCAACAAGTGATTTCATGGTTGAGCCAATCAACAACCCACGCAGAGGATGGCCTTTCACAAGAATTCTTGCAATAGGTCGTTATGTGTGGCCTTACTACTTGCCGCAGGCTTGCAAAATCACAGGTGTATGGGGTTGGAGCGCCGTTCCTTACGAGGTGCAATCAGCTTGCTTGATTCAATCTTCACGAATCTTTGTTCGCCGACAATCACCATTTGGCATTGCAGGCACACCTGAACTTGGAACTGTTCGCTTAACTTCACGACTTGATCCTGATGTTGAAGCCTTACTTCGACCTTTCCGTAAGAACAATGGATTGGCTAAGTAATGCCAATGCAACCAAGTCAAGTTCGAGATGGTCTCAAAACAAGATTGCAAACAATTACAGGTTTGCGTGCCTATGATTTGATTCCTGACACAGTTGTTCCGCCTTGTGCGGTAGTAGGACAATTAGATTTCACATTCGACATTGACAATGCTCGCGGTCTTGACCAAGCGCAAGTTGATGTCCTTGTGATTGTGCAACGCTTTTCAGAGCGTGCTGGACAAGACAAACTTGATGCATACCTTGCAGGTTCAGGCGCAAGTTCTATCAAAACAGCCATTGAAGGTGATCGCACTCTTGGGGGAACAGTAAATACCTTGCGAGTCACAGGTGCCGAAGCTGGTACTTATGATTCACAAGGAGTCACATTTCTTTCCTATCGTTACAGAATCACGATTTGGGGATAAGGAGAACACATGGCATACATCGTCATCTCAGATCGAGAGGTCTGTGGCAAGAAGAAGGGTGAGTCAATCACCGACAAAGAACTTGTTGATGCAGGGGTAAGCGCACAAGCACTCATCGCTGCAAACCACATCAAGGCAAGCAATTCAGTAGCACCATCCATCAAACCAGCAACAGAAGGAGTGACCAACTAATGGCACGCATCGTTCTTACAAACGCCTTCATCTCTGTTGGTGGAGTAGATTTGAGCGACCTAGTCAGCTCAGTCTCGCTCTCATCAACATTTGATGTCGTAGAAACAACAGCATTTTCATCATCATCAACAAAGACTCGCGTGGCAGGTCTTGCTGACAATTCAATCACTCTTGAATTTCACCAGGATTACGCAACAGGCGAAGTTGAACAAACAATTTACCCATTGCTTGGAACAGTTGCAGCAGTAATTGTCAAGCCAAATGGATCAACAACAAGCGCATTCAATCCCTCATATTCTTGCAACGCAGTAATTTCTGAATGGACTCCCCTTAACGGAGCCGTTGGCGAACTAGCAACTGCAAGCGTGTCTTGGCCTGTGACTGGCGCGATCACTAAGGCGGTTGCATAATGGCTAGAATCGTTCTCACAAATTGCTATGTTCTTTTCGGATCAACCGATTTGAGCGATCATATTTCTTCAGTCTCATTGAGTTCAACTTATGACATCGTTGAGACCACAGCTTTCGGAAGCACCGCAAAAACCCGGGTGGCTGGATTGACAGACAATTCCGTAAGTCTTGAATTCCACCAGGACTATGCAACTTCAAGCGTGGAGCAGACAATCTATCCAACACTTGGAACAGCAGTAACAATTGCAGTCAAGCCTGCTAGTGGAACAACAACAACAGTCAATCCTCAATACAGTTTTTCTGCGGTTGTGTCAGAATGGACTCCGTTGAACGGTGCTGTGGGCGAACTAGCAACTGCAAGTGTGTCTTGGCCGATCTCCGGTGCAATTACAAAAACAACAACATAAATAACATAACTAAGGGGGAAACAAAATGGATGGATTATTCATAAAGGTAAAAACAACCGATGGAACAGATGCAACATATTCATTGCGTCCACGAATCATCGTTGATTTTGAGCAAAAGTATGGCAAAGGACTCGCTAAACTTATCGGCGAGGAACAAAAGCTAGAGCATATCTATTATTTGGGTTGGCTTGCACTTAGAGCAAACGGCAAGGTTGTAAAACCTTTCGGCCCTGACTTCTTGGATACACTTGAAGCAGTTTCGTTGGACACAGACCCAAATTCCGAATCCACAGAGACAGCCTGACTTATTCAATAGCAGCGGTTTCTGTGGAGACAGGCTTATCTCCAACTGATTTGCTTGATGCTCCCGATGGCATACTTGAAGCAATAGTCATATACATGAAAGAACGAGCAAAGGCGCGAAGCAAGTAATGGCGGAAATCAATTACAGAATTGAGATGCAAGGTCTAACCGAAAACATCATCGCTCTTGAACGCTTCGCGCCTGACCTCAAAAGACAACTAAATAAAGAAATTCGTGGCATTCTCGCACCTATTGTGCTTGAGGCAAAAAGTTATCTTCCAAGCAATGGTGAAATTCACCCTTCAGGATGGCAAAAGGGTGGATTCAAAAGATTCAATGGAATCGGCCCATTGTCTCAAGATCAAACTCGCGGATTTATTGCCTACGATGCTGAACGAGCTAAATCAGGAATCAAGCAAACAGCCGCAACCACTAAGAAGGACGGCACAGGATTTCGCAATACTTATGGAGTCATTCAACGCGACCCAGGTGGAGCAATCTTTGAGACGGCAGGTCGTGGAAGTTCGGCATCTCGATCACGAAGCAAAACAAGTCGCTCACGCAATCCACAGGCTTCTCAGCACTTTATCGGTGTGATTCAAAGAGAACATGGCGTTTTGCCGACTGCTCGTGGCGAAGGTAAAGATAAAGGTCGCGCACTTATTCGCGCAGTTGATAGAAATAGATTTAAGGCATTGAATGCAATTCGTGAAGCAGTTGATAAAGCATCTGCAAAAGCACAAGCACGAGTTGATTCCGTTATCAGTCAAAGAGAGGTGTAAATCGTGGCAATTGTCGAGCGCATAATCACCGTCTACAATGACAAAGGTTCAAAGAAAGCAGTCAAAGACCTTGCAGGTCTTGAGAAAAAATTTGCAAATGCAGGAAAAAAGATTGCAAAAGCAATGGGGGCTGCAGCAGTCGCAACCGCTGCTTTAGCGGTTAAACTCGGAGTTGATTCAGTCAAGGCAGCAATTGCAGACGAAAAATCACAAGCACTTCTTGCCAACTCTTTGCGCAACACCACAGGTGCAACAGATGCAGCCATTGCAGCAACGGAAGCCTGGATAGATCAGACTCAGAGAGCCTACGGAGTCGTTGATGACGAACTTCGTCCGGCTCTAGCGAAACTCGCCTCAATGACCGGCTCAGTTACAAATGCGCAAAAACTTCTAGGTTTAGCCATTGATGTTTCAGCCGGTGGCGGTGTTGATTTAAGTGCGGCGACAAATGCCGTCACAAAGGCCCTACAAGGAAATTACAAAGCCCTCAAAAATCTAGGCGTTCCAATTACGGATGCGATGGTCAAATCAAAAGACCTCAATGCCGTGTTGCAACTGACCGCAAAGACATTCGCAGGAGCAGCATCAGCCAGGGCAAACACCTTTGAATTTAGAATGAAACGCTTGGGCATTGCATTTGATGAAGCCAAAGAATCACTTGGCGCAGCATTGATGCCTGCACTTGAACAACTATTTGCGATTTTAGTAACAAAAGTCATTCCTGCGGTGCAGACATTCCTTGCAGAAAATGGCGACAAACTTGTTGGTGTTATGACAGGCGCACTCAAAGCTGTTGTTGGTTTTGGATATGCAGTATTCAAAGTCTTCCAATTTGTGGCAAAGCATAAAACAGTATTCACAACACTTGGCGCAATCTTGGCAGCGACATTCGTTGCAGCAAAAGTGATCGCATTCGTGACAGCGCTGCAAGCACTAGTTCAGGCATACCGAACAATTAGAACAGCAGCACTTGGAGCAGCAACAGCACAGGCAGCAGCCACAGGCGGAGTTTCAGTAGCAGCAGCCGTTGCAGGCGTTGCCGCATTTGCAGCCACACTTGGCGGTCTTTACCTTGTCGTGAATCAAGCAAACAATGCAATGGACGCGATGGAAGGAACAGGCGAAGAGGTTGAATTCACATTTGATGGATTGACCGGAACGACTGACGATTTCCTTGCAAGTCTCAAAGGTCTCAATGTTGATCTTGGAAAAACAACAAGCAAGACAAAAGAACAAGTCGCAGCAGATTTGAAACTTATTGCAACAAAGAAACTGCTTCTTGCGTTGGCAAAATTTGGGGTCAAACCAATCTCAGAGACAGACCCAACCCAACTTGAAGCAGCACGCTTGAATCTCATCAAACAAGCAAACCTTGCAGAAGCAGCACGCATTCAAGCAATTATTGAAAACATTGCTCAACAGGTCAAGCTGAATGAAGCCGTTTCAAGATATAACGACTTGCTTGGCGTTGTTGCCGATCAAGTAATCTCGGCAGAAGAAGTTGCAATTTTATCTGCAAAGTGGGGAATTACAAAAGAAGCCGTTGTTGCTTACACCACCGCCATCTTTGCTACAAATGACGCTAAACTTTCCACCGCTGAAATTGACCTGCTTGCAAAGCAATGGGGAATCACAAAGCAACAAGCAGAGATGTACCTTGACTTTTTCAAAGCAATCAATGATGGCAAACTAGACACAGAAGAAGTCAACACTTTGATGACAAAGTGGGGATTTACCAATGCTCAAGTAATAGAGTACGCAAAGAAAATTTCAGAAGGCGTGGCTCCATCTGCTCTATGGCCTGCGCCAGGAGATGCAGCAGCAAAATCTTGGAAAGATGCACTTGATGCTTTGAATGCCTATATTGCGGCAACCAAAGCAACAATCACCACAACTTTGCCATCAACACTTGTTGTGCCAAGAGATATAACCGCAAAGACGCAAGCAGAAATAGACGCTTTGAAAGCAGCAAGAGCAGGAACGCCAATCTCAGGGGCGAATGACCCACGCGTGATTTATGGCGGCGGAAGAGTTGCAAGCGATGGCTCTATCTCTTATTTCAATCCTGATATGTTGGGAATGACATCGGGCGGCAACATTCCAAAGATGGCAAAAGGCGGCATCGTTAACAGCCCAACAATCGCCATGATTGGTGAAGCCGGGCCAGAAGCCGTTGTTCCACTCAACCGCATGGGTTCAATGGGCGGATCAACTGTCAATGTTGTCATCAACGGCAGCGTTACGAGCGAGGGCGATCTTGTCAACGCGATCCGTAACGCCATTCTTCAAGGTCAAAATAATGGGCAGGCAATTACAAAGACAGCGATTCAACTCTGATGGCAGGAATTCCACAACTTGGCGCAGAGATTGATTTCGTCAACGGCCCTGCATTTATTTCAACAGCCTTCACATTGGATAATGCCATCAAAGGCTTACTCGGAACAGGTCAGTTAGCAGATGCAGATGACTCGGTAGATATCTCAAGCATCATTTTGCGAGCATCTGTTCGCAGAGGACGCAACCGCATTCTCAATAAATTTGAAGCAGGAACGGCAGTCGTTGAAATCAAGGATGACAATGGCGATTGGAACCCTGCCAATACCGCAGGGCCTTATTACGGCAAACTTGTTCCATTGCGCAAAATTAGAATCTTTGCAGATTATGAAGGAATCCGTTACTACTTATTTTCAGGATTTATCACGAGCTACGACACCACCTTTGCACTTGGGGCCGATGAAGTTTCAAAGGTGATCCTGCAATGCGTTGATGGTTTCAGACTTCTGAATAACGCGGCAATTAGCACAGTTCCCGACACAGGAGCAGGTCAACTTAGCGGAACCCGAATCAATAAACTTCTTGATGTTGTTGATTGGCCGCAATCGCAAAGAGACATCAATGCAGGCGATAGCACGATGCAGGCAGACCCAGGAACGGCAGATAGAACCGTACTTGAAGCCATTCAGACAGTTGAAAATAGCGAATTTGGTGGATTCTTTGTAGATGCAGAAGGAAACGCAACCTTTTACTCAAGAACTACAGTAAGCCAATATGCAGACTCGACCCCTGTGGTTTTCAATGATAATGGAACAGGGATCGGATACGCTCAAATTGACCTAGCATTTGATGACACCTTGATCGTCAATAATGTCTCGGTTCAACGCCTAAACGGAACCAATCAGACAGTCAGCGATCAGACATCAATTGACAGTTACTTCATCCACTCAGGCGCAAGAACAGGCATCCTTGTTCAAACAGATCAGGAAGCACTAGATCAGGCAACGATGATCTTGGAATCACGCAAAGACGCAGCCCTTCGCATTGACTCCATGACGCTCAACCTTGTTGATGATGGGCAAGAGGCGAGAAATATTGCAGGCGTTGACCTAGAGATATTTGACCTTGTAACCGTTACAAAGACCATGCCAGGATCAACATCAATCACAAGCGAATTATTCGTTCAAGGACTACAACACGACATAACAAGAACAACATTCACCACTAAGATACTAACCAGCGAACCAATCATCCAAGCGTTTATTCTTGACAGTCAAACGCAAGGAGTTTTGGGCGTTGCAGGCGTTTTAAGCTACTAAACAAGGAGAAATCATGGCAGGAGCAGGGTACAAGTTATTTGCAACAGGAGATGTGCTGACAGCAGCGCAGGTCAACACTTACCTGATGCAACAGACCACGATGGTATTTGCATCTTCAGCGGCTCGAACTTCAGCATTGAGTGGAGTTGTTGCAGAAGGAATGCTCTCCTATCTCACCGATACAAACGCTTTGCAATACTACGATGGCTCAGCATGGCAAGATGTGAGCAACCCTGGCGACATCACAGGAGTAACAGCAGGCACAGGTTTGTCAGGTGGCGGCACTTCAGGATCGGTCACGCTTTCAATTGACTCAACCGTTGCAACTTTGACAGGAAGTCAGACATTTACAAACAAGACGCTGACATCGCCAGCGATCAACAATGCTACAGAAACAAACAGCCTATTCATCTCGCCAGAAGAGCGCACCACAGTTACGGCAACAGCCGCGACAGGAACAGTCAACTATGACGCTTTAACTCAGGGCGTGCTTTATTACACAAGCAACGCAAGTGCAAACTTCACTCTTAACTTCAGAGGAAGCGGAGCAGCAACACTAAGTTCAATCCTTGCAGTTGGCGATGCAATCTCTGTTGTATTTCTTAACACAAATGGATCAACGGCTTACTATCCAACCGCATTTCAAATTGATGGCAGCGCAGTAACTCCAAAGTGGTCTGGCGGAACAGCGCCAGCAGCAGGAAATGCAAGTGCAATTGACGCTTACTCTTTCACGATCATCAAGACAGCAGCAACTCCAACATATACCGTCCTTGCAGGCGGCGCGACTAAGTTTGCATAAGGGGAAAAAATGAGTCCATTACTTACAAGTTTTCCATTCGTACAAGGCGGCGGTGGCGGTACACCAAAGGCAACTGTTACAGGAACCACAGGTTCGCCAACGGTTGACACATCATCACGCCCCGGAAAAACAATCTACAAATTCACAGGATCAGGAACGATCACGATCGGCGTTGCTGGCACTTGCGAAGTTTTGGTAGTCGGTGGCGGCGGATCGGGTGTTTACTCTGGCCCTGTTCCAGGAAGCACAGCAGGCGGTGGCGGTGCCGGTGGTTATCTTTATACAGTTAATGGATATTTATCGGCAGGTTCACAAACTGTAACAGTTGGCGCAGGTGGTGCATCGGGCGGTAATAGCGGTGGCGGTAGCAAAATCGGAACAGTTTATTACACTTCAGGTGGTGGTCATGGCAAAGTAACGCAAGCAGGTGACGGTGCAAGCGGCGGTGGTGGAAATGGTTCAACATCTAACGCACCCGGTGGTTTTGCAAACGGCGGTGGCGCTGGTAATAATGGCGGCAGCGGTTTCTTTGTAGGAAGTGGCAATTCAAGTAATAGGGCCGGCGGCGGCGGCGGTTCAACTAGTGCAGGTGGAAATGCTTCATCAGGTGTTTCTGGAACGGCTGGAGCAGGAACGGCTAATTCAATAACTGGATCTTCAGTTACTTATGCGGCAGGTCGTGTGGGTGACAGCAGCACTAGTGGCGGAGCAAACACAGGTGACGGCGGCGGCGGAAGTGGCGGCACACCAACAGGCGGCTCAGGTTTCGTAGTAATAGTGATTGGATAATTAAATGGCGCATTTTGCAGAGTTAGACGATAACAACATTGTAAAAAATGTAATTGTTGTGAACAATGAAATTATTACAGATGAAAATGGTATTGAACAAGAGTCACTTGGCGTTGCATTTTGTAAATCTCTCTTTGGAGAAGATACGAAGTGGGTTCAAACTTCCTATAATCACAATTTCCGTAAAAACTTCGCAGGAATTTCTTTTATTTATGATCCAAATAAAGATGCATTTATACCGCCAAAACCTGAGTGGGCTAATCATTTCAATGAAGACACTTGCAGGTGGGAATTAACAAAGTAGAAGCATCGCCGATCTAAACAAACCAGGAGAAAACAATGGGAATCAGCACTCGGCAAGTCACAGTAACCACAGAAGCAACCCTGCTCGTTGATGCGACCCAAGAAGCAGAAGAGGTTCATCTGCACGCAGCAGGTGGTCAGAAAATTCATCTTGGCGGTTCCGATGTCACAATTTCAACAGGCTATGAATTAGACAATGGTGAAAAGATAGTTATTCAAAACAAGAATAATCCAATCTATGGAGTGACAAACTCAGGCAGCACATTAGTGCAGGTCATGGCAATCGGATTATGACCGCGCAGGATTGGGCAGCGTTGGCAGTTGCACTCATCACCAT